AAAAAGTTTTATAGAAGGGCAGGTGCCTTTACAATGTGCTCAAGCCTGTTATAATAAAGAGGCTACTGGTAACATTAGTAGTAGAGAGATAAGTAATAAAAAATATGCGCAGTATGCTAGTTTACAAAAAAATACTAATTCTGAGGGACTAGTATCTCATACTCCTACCTACTTAGATATTCGCTTTGGTAATTTATGCAACTTTAAATGTAGAACTTGTGGTCCTGACGCCTCTACTAGCTGGTATAAAGAATACCCTGATTTTACCCATAAAAAAGCTATAGATAATTATACTAATAATGTTATTTTTTGGAATAGCTTAGCTACTATAGCTGCAAGTATTGAGCATGTTTACTTTGCTGGAGGAGAGCCTTTTGTACAAGATGGTCATTATAAACTACTAGAGTATTTAATAAAAAATAACTATGCAAAAGATATAGAGCTAACCTATAATACTAATTTAAGCTATAGTAAGTATAAAAATCATAATCTACAAAGTTTGTGGTCTAACTTCAAATCCGTAAGTCTGTGGCCTAGTATAGATGGTTATGGCAAAAAAGCTGAATATACCAGGAGTGGTTTGTCATGGGATACTTTTGAGAAAAATACAATAACATTTGCAGATAGAATTACAACTTTAAGTGCTGTTATAAGTATATATAGTATAACTTCAATGCCTAATTTAATTTTATGGTGTAAGAAATATAACTTATCGTTTAACGGTACTACTTTGTTAAATCCTTCTCATCAATCTGTAACTTGTCTACCTTTATCTACTAAAAATAAAATAACTGCTCTTTACACTGCTTTTATAAGTAATTACGCTAATCTTCTAGAGTCTTATGAAATATCTGATATTAATGACTGGGTATCTTATATGAATTCTAAAGACGATTCTGATAAGTTATTAGAATTTAAACAATATAATGATAAGCTAGATAAAAGTAGAAAAGAGTCCTTTATGGAAATATTCCCGGAGTATGCCTCATGGTACAGCGCTATCTAAATATCCCACACAAGTACGGTACTTGTGACTGTATAACTCTAGTTTCTGAGTTTTATAAACAAGAATTTAATATAGATGCTGTACTGCCTAAGTATCCTCATGACATTACTTGGATTAAAAAATTTACCCCTACATTTATAGACGAACAACTGTTAAGGTATTCTGTAAAAGTTAGCTTGACAGATATGAAAAATTATGATGTAATAGCATTTAAGTCAAGAAGAACAAATCTAATAATTCATTTTGGTATATATTTACATCCAAATAAGTTATTGCATATAGAACATGGGGGAGTATCACGTATAGACAATCTGTCTTTGTATTGGATAGATTATATACATGGTATATATAGATATAATGAATTGGTATGAAAAATACACAGGTTTTACCTACAAGCATTTAGGTAACGATATAGATCAGGGAATAGATTGTTTTAATTTATGTAGGTATGTTTATAAACAAGAATTAGATATAGATATTCCGTACATTACCTCAGATTTGTGTAACATAGTAGATGAAAATTGGTATGAAAAGACTCACAGTCAGTTTATGTTAGATCAAGCTACGGAAGATAATGGCTGGATAAAAGTACAAGAGCCTAATAAGTATGATGTGATACTAATGAGCTTAGGATCTACCCATGTAGTTAATCACTGTTCTTTATACGTAGCTAGAAACAAAATGTTACAAACTATGTTAAAGCATAAGAGCTGGATTGCTCCTTATGGGAATTACTATAAACAATATACGGTGGGGGTATACAGATGGAAAACTTTAAGCAACTAAAAGATGATATGAATGTTCATTCACTATCTTCCTACCCTCGTGAAGCTGTAGGTATAATAACTAAAGACTTTAAGTATATTCCTTGTAATAATTTAAGTAATAATCCTACTACAACATTCTTTCTAGACCCTGCTGCTTTAGTTACTCATGATAAAAATATTTGGGGTATCTTTCATTCTCATCCTGGGGATGAAAATCCTATTCCTAGTTCTGAAGATAAAATAAGTGCTGCTTTTAATGAATATAATTTTTTAGTAGGATTTAATAATAAGTTTTTTATATATTGGTATGATAAAGGCGTAGACGCTCTAAAATTTGATAAGTTTAAGGAAGAGCATCTTGTTAATTAATCTTAAAATCCAATCAGCTTTTAGTAAATTTTTTGATCAATCTAACTATGTTATTGATATACATAGCTATGCTGATGTACTATTTTACGTTAATTCTATGCACCCCAAATTTGCTTATTACCTATCTCAACAAGAAGTATCTGGGGAGCATAATGAAGGTTACTCTTTTTTAGATAAAAATTTAAATGTTATTAGTAACGAAGAGCTTTACATGACTAAAGCTAAGGAGGGTGATGTTATATATCTTGCTCCAGCTATTATAGGTGGCGGAGGTAAGCGTGGTGGTTTATTTGCTATTCTTGCTATTTTCGCTGTAGTAGCTTTTACCGGAGGCTTAGGTTTAGGCGCTTTGGGAGGTGCTGCAGGTGCTGGTACTGCAGGTGCTGGTGCTGTTGGAACCGCTGGTGCTAGTACTGGATTTTTTGGTGGTATATTTAATGCCTTTAAGGCTTTACCTACTTTTATTAAAAGTATTGCTACAAATGTAGCTATAAGCGTGGTATCTAGAGCTTTTCAAAGACAACCTACTGCTACAGGCGTAAGTACAGGTAGTACAGACGAGGCAGTTAGAGAAAACGGTATATTTGGCTCTTTAACTAACTCTACTACTAGCGGTACTCCTGTTGCTTTGCACTACGGTATGCCTAGAATTTCTGGGCAGTTTTTAAGCGGTTACATAGAATCCACAGAGCACGGTAAGGCTGACATAGTTAAAGTAGGGGAAAGTTTTTAATGGCTATAATTAAGCAATATGTTCATCATTCAAATAGTCTAGTTCCAAGAATAATAGGATCTAAAGGAGGTAAAGGTGGTGGCGGTACTGCAGAGCCTCCTGCAGCTCCTACAGAGTCTCCAAATAGCTTGTTTTCTACTGATATCATATTTGTTACGGTGGGTCTTGGAGAAGGGCCTATATATAGGGTAAATCCTAACGGTCCTCAAGACATAGAAATTCAAGATGGTACTATAGACGACTTAATTAACTTAGACGGTGATGGCTTAGCTAACACTGATAAATTTGTCTACGCTTATAGAACAGGCACTAATACTCAAGATAGTATGGCCGTATTTGGTGAAGCAATAATAACTCCTCAAAATTTTGGTAGCGCAGTAAGGTTAAAAAAAGGTAACTTATCTGGGATACCTTCTAGTTCGGTAACATTACAAGATACAAGCTCCTCAGACTGGGACTCACTATCTTTTAACTTTCAAATAGGGCAATTAGTAAAACAAGATGAAGATGGTAATACTCTTCCTCATAGTATAAGTGTTAGTGTAGAGGTATTTGATAGACTTGGTACTACCTTAATTGCTAGTAGAAATAGATCTATTAATGGCAAAACTACTACTCCATTTAACTTTAATGTAAAAGTAGAAATACCAGAACAATACAAGTCATTAGATGGTTATAGATTTACTGTACGTAAAACCTCTAATGACTCTGACAGCTCTAAGATTGCTGAAGTAGTTGCGTTAACTGGTTGGAATGAAATTGAGAATTCAAAACAAGCGTATCCCCGTACTGCAGTAATTGGTTATGCACTAAAAGCAGAAAATGAACATACGGGAGGAGTTCCTACCTTTACTTCTTTAGTAAAAGGATTGTTAGTCAAAGTACCTAGTAATTATAATCAACCTATTCTAGAAAATGGGGAAGTAGACTGGAGAGAGGTAGAAATACCTAGCAGCACTTTGACTAACACTGGTTATAGGTTACAAAAATCAGGTACGGGTACAGTACTTACACAAGCTAATCCTCAGATATATGTAGGAGGCTGGGATGGTACTTTTGTATACTCTTGGACTCAAAACCCTGCTTGGATTCTTTATGATATACTTACTAATAAAACCTATGGGTTAGGTATAGCAGAAGAAAACATTGATAAGTACAGATTTTATCAGGTAGCACAGTATGCAGACGCTTGTGATAGTAGTAGTGGCAACTTTATAGGAGTAACGGGTATGGCTGATGGATCTTTTAGGCATAAGCCTAGAGGAGAGTTTATCACTATACGAGAAAATCAAGTAGGTCTTGGTAAAGGTGTTGTATTATCTGAGAGAAGGTTTGTAACTGACTTAACTATCTCTGCACAAGGACAAACTATAGATTTATTAAATTCTTTAGCTGCTTCTATACGTGCGGCTGTTATATATGCTGGTGGTAAGCTTAGTTTAGCTGTAGATATGCCTGATGAGTTTCCTGTTATGTTATTTAATGAAGCTAATATTAAAGAAGGTACTTTTCAAATAGCTGGAACTAAAGAAAGCGATGTACTAACAGGCGTAGACGTAAGTTATATAGAACCAAGTAATCACTTTAGAAGAGAAGTAGTGCGTATAGATAGTGCTGATGCTAATGATGGCACTGATGCAGCAGAAATAGAAAACATAGCTAGCTTAGAATTACTAGGTGTTACCAGAAGAAGCCAAGCTATGCGTGCTGCTCAGTACCAAATAGCTGCAAGTAAGTATATGAGAAGAACTACTACCTTTACTACTGGTACAGAAGCACTTTATCTAAGTCCAGGCGATGTAATAGCTATTGCTAGTCAAGGTACTGGTATAGCTTATGGTTACGGTGGAAAAGTTATAGCTAATAGTGCTGTATCAGTAGGTACAGATACTAACGTTACTTTAGAGCACTTTACAGTTCCCGGCCTAACTAATAATATTTTTACTAGCAATACATATCCTATAGCTTTAAGAGTTATAAGATCTGATAGTGACCAGATGGATTTATTTATAGTAAGCAACACTAACTATGAATTGTTTAGTACTGGTAACGTAAGTACAGGTAGTGATACTGCTAATGTATCTGTAGTTGCAAGATTCAACCCTATAACTAAGAATCTAACTAGTCTTTCTGGTGCAGGATTACTAGCTAACGTAGCACCTAAGAAAGGTGATTTATGGAGTTTAGGAGAATTTGAAGATACTAGTAATTACTACACTAATAAATCAGGTAAGTTATTTAAGATAACAGATATAGGTAGAGAGCCTGAGCAAGAAGAGTTTACTATATCTGCAGTAGAATATATATCTAATATATATGTAGATTCAGATACATTTATAAACTATGAACCTACTGCTTATACCGATATAGACAGCCCCTTAAGTGTTCCTCCTGTTCCAGTAATTAATTTTAAAGCCGTACCTAGAAGAAGAATTGACGGCAGTATAGCAGTTGACGGGGTAATAGAAGAATCAGCTGATAAATTTGGTTTTGGTCAAACTTTTGCTACTATTTATGAACTTTCTAAACCCGATGAAGTGTTAACTGTAGAAGTTATTAATAACTCTTCTCCGCTTACTTTTAATGTATTTTCTACTGCAGGTGTATCTAACGATACTGCTCCTGCTACTCTAGCGGGTAAAAACGGGTTTACGACTCCTATAGGTACAGTACGATTACTGTGTAATTCTTATAGCATAGTAGATACCGCAGGGGGTACTCTAACTGGTAATATACAGATGCAGGTAAACGGCCTACAAAACTGTTTTGACCGTAATTTTAATAAACATATTTTAGACGTAAATGATGGAGGGGTATTTGGAGACTTAAAAGGCTCAGATTATGTTACTATACCTGTTATAGAAAAGGCTAATACTGGAGCTTTGTTAGATTTTGTTGGTCATAACTCTAAGATTACAGAAATAGCAAGACAAATTACTGGATTTACTTCTTCGTCAAATATACTTAAACTAGAAAATACTCTTACAAACGGGGTAAATTTAGATCAAGTATTACCTGCTGCCCCTTTTTATATTGAAATAAACCAACTGTTAGATTCAAGATACTACAATAATAATAGCTTTTTTGTACAAGGTACTGAGTATATATATACTCAAGATGGAGAGCTAAACACTGCACAATCTACTAACTTTATAAATATCGATGTAAAACCTATAGCTAGCACTCTTGTAAGATTAACTATTGACGGTATTGAGAAAAATAGTGGGCAGTACTCTATTAATGTTAATAGGGATCTTAACATTAAAGCAAACATAGCATATCCTGTTGCAGTTGGAGATGTCTCTTATCATATAGAAGTTGACCATTATACTACCCCTACCTTAGAAGTACAAGATACCATACAAGCTTATGCCGGTAATGTTTTTACTGTAAGTAGTACTACCTATGATCCTGCTAGTAGTGACTATAATGTAGCTATGACTGCTAATAGTGTATACAGAATAAGTTTAGCTAGTACTCCTAAATCTAATCTAAGTGGTGCTAGTTTTGTTAACGTATCTCCTAATCCTATTGGTACAATAAATAATGTAACAAGTAATTCTTTTACTTTTGACTATGATACTAGTGTCTATTCAGGACAGTTTAACTTAGCTAATAATAGGGTATATACTGTTAATATAGGTGAAGACTTCGATAGACTAATGATGACTAGTGATTTAACTATAAAAGATCTTGATTTAGGTATAACTACTATTAGAGCTAGAAATAAAAGTATTATGGGTAGAACTAGTCCTACTGTAACAAAAAGTATTGCAGTATCTTATATACCAATTCAAAGAGTTACTAACCTAGAAGTGCTAGAATCTTTATATAGAGAACAAACAGGAGGTGTTGCTGTAAGAAGCACTGTGCAGTTTACTCATATAACAAATCAAGATGTTACTGACTATGAGATATCGTATAAATTAGATAGTGTATTTGCTGTAGGAGATGATGATGGTGGCACAGACTTAACTTCTTATAATACCGTTAAAGTACCTGCTACAGGAGTTGATGCTGACGGTAAAATAAGATTTACAGTTAATAATGTAAACAGAGGTCAAGTATCAGGCACAAATGCAATTAATTTTAGAATAACGCCTTTAAACAAGAGTATACGTGGTTCTACAGCTTATATAAGTAAGACTGTTATAGGTAAAACTGCCAAACCACAGCCTATATCTTCTTTTACCGCAGGGCAACAAGGTGAACAGCTTACTTTATTCTGGCAGTACGCCAGAGTGAATGGCGAACTAGCAGATATTGACTTAAAAGAAGTTGTATTTAGAAGAGCCCCAGGTAGTGTTGCTTATACTACTGAAAATTATATTGGTTCTGATCCCTTTGTTATAGTTTCTGCAGGCTCTGTGAGAAAATCTATACCTATTGATACTTTTGGAACATATACTTACTTAGCAAGAACTAGAGATACTAGCGGTAACTTTAGTGAAGAAGTTACTGGGATAACTTTAACTACTACAAAACCTCAAAGATCTTCTACTGTTGCTGCATATAGCGAGGATTCTCCTAGTACGCAATTTGCCTCTATACCGAATAATAACGCTGCAGAGTATAATTTTCCCTCATTTGCTAACTCAAATACAGGAGGTATAGCATATGCTTATACTTCTGCTGTAGATAATGCTAATGGAAGTTCTACGGGTTTTAGTGCTACGGGTAGTTTAAGTGACTTACTTGCTACTGAAAGTGCAGAATATGTAACTCAGATTAGAGATTTTGGTTCTCAAGTTATTGGTTCTATACAGATTGACATTGAAGCTACACAAGAAATACAAAGTACTTATAATGACCAGCATGAAGTATACTTAGAAAGTGTATCTGAAGCTTCTACTGTAACAAGTACCTTAGTAGATGTAGACTTTGGAGGTATAGGTCATATTTTAGGATTTGCCAATTCAGCTGTAGTAAATGGTAGATATGACTCACCTAATAAAACATGGATGACGGGTGGAGCAGCAGGAAATGTTTGGGGAATATGGAATAAGGGTCAATATGTTGGGGATACCGCTAATGCTAATAGCTATTCACTAATAGCAGGGTTAATAAATGCTAATGCCATAGCTTTAGGAGAGACCTACTATGCTAACGGTAATTCTACAGGATCTAATGCTTTTGCTAATGTAGTTACAGGCAGTGCTACATACAGTTTAGTAAACTTTATACAATATTCTGATACTGCTCAGTTAACTTATGCAGGTGATTTAGGCGCTATATCTACACAAACATTTGTAAGAACTTCATCTTCTACTGACTTATTCTATGCTAATGGTAATGTTGATATAAGTAAATTTGATGCATCTTCTACTAATGATGGTTTTATACCTTATGAGACAGGTACTAAAGCTTTTAGGTACTTCCAAATTAAATTTGATGTAAACAATACAAAGCCTGATGAATTTGACTTTACAATTGATAAGTTTAGATATACTATAGATAAAGAACAGACTGTATTCACTGATACTGTACTTTATAGCCAATCACCGCGAGTGCTTAGCTATGCAGATTCGGCGTTTACCACAAGACCTGTAATATCATACGCCGTCCTAGATTCAGTAAATTCAGAACAGAATCCGCCATTAGTAATAACTACAGCAGCTAATACTAATTCTGTATCTTTTAAATTACTTAATTCTCAAGGTTCTGGAGAATACGCTGCTAATAGTAGTGCTAACGTTATGATAACCATAGTAGGAGTATAAACATATGGCTTTAACAGACTCAAATACATATATTGAACCTACAGCGGGTACAGCTCTTAACAGCGCAAGAGGGCAAATTAATAACTCTTTACGTTCTATACTAACTAACTTTAAATCTTCGTCTGCTCCTATAGCAGTTAATTTAAGTGCAAGCGGTGCTAACATAGGTGTACAAGATGGTATGCTGTATAGAAACGATACTAACAAAGCTTTATATATTGCCGACTCTACTAATGTTAAATCAGCCCCTGTAGGTGGTAATTTTACTCGCATAGGTTTGGGTAATAGAGTAGAAAATGGTATAACCGCTCTTACTGCTAATGCGGCTACCTACGAAATAGGTGAGCTTGTAGCGACAGTATCTGCTACTCCTTCTCTAGCAAGTAATTCTAGATTGTACTTAAATATTGCTAATAATAGTAATATGTCCGACTTTATTGATATAGGTATACCTCCAGCCCTATCCGTAGTTAATACTATGATAGCAATAAATGGTGTTACAAGTGATAGAATTACCTTTAGAAATTTTGTAACTAACGGTAACTCAGGAGCTAATGCTCATTTAAAAGTAACTACTACTGTAGGTAATAATACGGCAATAGCACTAGGGACATCTAATACTTCTTCTAATGTCTCATTAGTTAAGTTTGACGGTTCACAGGGTCAAGGTATTAACTCAGGTATAAATATTATGGACCAAACAGGGGTAAATTATGCACCTCTATCTGCTAATATTATATCTCAAGCAACTATACAAGGTACTAATACTTCTGTATCTCCTTTAGTACCTGCAGGTAGTATAACTATTTGGCCTGGTGCTTCTGCTCCTGCTGGTTGGATATTTGCTGACGGTACTATTATTAGTAGAACTACTTATGCTGCTTTATTTGCAATTTGCGGTACTACTTATGGTGCTGGTAATGGTTCTACTACCTTTACACTACCTGACTTTAGTAATAAAACTGCGGTAGGTGTGGGTTCTAACATTGCTAGAGGTGCTAAAG